AAATTACTCCACCCCAATTCATGATGATCTCCAACACCATGTTTAAATTCACCATCCATACAATTAAAATATTGCCAATTGTCTGTGCTTAGTTGTTTTCTAAATTCATCCAAATCTTTATCTTTCCAAAACTCAACCGCCTCACCTACAGTATCCAATACTTTATTATTTAAAATTACTTCTTTTCCACCACCACCCTTTTGTAATCTCATATTCAAAAAATATTGTAAATTAATTGGAACACTTCCTTCCCCACCAATTTTTGATTTATGTTTTCCCATTAATTTTATAACATCATCATCTCTAATATCACCCTGTACCCAATTAAATTTAAAATTATTTTTCCATGCAACATAATCAAATCCCATTTGATCGAGATGACTATAATATTTCATCTCTGTCCACCAGTCTTCTCCAACTTTAACAACTTCGGGAGCATTATGTCTTCTATATATTTTTCCAGCAACAATTAACCCATTATTTTCTGGAAATTTCTCTTTTTTGTATTTTTCCACTTGTCGTTGAATTAAAACAGGATTATCTTTATAAGTCTTAATTGACCTCTCAGGATTTTGTTTTTCTTCTTCTGTTAAATTATTATAATTTCTGTCTCCAAACCAATAAATTGCCTCTGCTTCTTTATATATACAATTTCTGGGGTCTAATTTACATTGTTGATGATCCCAACAAGCCATATCATAATCGTTTAAATATGTTTCTATAAATGGTGTTGGATCTCCACAAATCTGATAGTTTCCATCTACCCATATACTATATTCATACTCTGGCAAAAATCTATGTGGTAATGCTTTATATTTTCTAGCCATTCTAACTGGTTGTTTATAAAGAGGTGTAACTTGTCTAATATCCCAGACATCAGATTTGCCCAAATCTGAATCGGTGAATACTATATAATCACAATTATCAGAAACATATTTAGGTTCATACAAAAAATCATATCCACCAAATATAGCCATATAAATTGCTATCTTTTTCATTTACTATATATTCCCTCTATTCTAAATAACTCTACATATTCCATATTCTTTTTAGAACATTGATAATTACTATGGAAACTCTTTATAGACTTTTCCGAAAAATATGGTTTATATAATTGACTCTCAAACATTTTCAAATACTTTATTTTTTCATCTAAATCTATCTCAACATAAAAATTTGGAATCCAAGTATCTAATGAGCTCGGTGTACGATAAGATATTATTCCTATTTTTTTATGCCTAACCAACGCAGGTGTCATATTATTCACAACCCTATGTTCAAAATGTGAATCTTCATTTGGTAAAGTAAAAATACAATCATATGAATCTAAAATATAATTTCCAGTTTCTAAAATATTCACCCACTCATCTTCAGCATGATTGACAACGTGTTTAATACCTATGAAACTACCACTAACATTTGGTATTATATCCCATATATTTCTACATTCCATTTGTCTACTTTTACCAGTACTCTCATCAAAATCTCCACCCTCTGATAATATTAATACATCAAATTGTGTATCTGTAAATTTACACATTGAACCTACCATTCCATATTCAACATCATCTGGATGTGCACCAATACATAAAACTTTATCAAAATTTAAAAATTTCATAATACCTCTAAAATAGAAGATTTATCAATTATTTTTTGATACTCCACATTTATTCCTTTCTCCTTAAATAAAGATTCATTTAAATATTCTTTAGCACCTATCCCAGACAAATAAGTTGTTGCACCATACTTAACACATATATCAACTAATCTTTCAGTTGATTTTAATTCAGTAGGATAATCTATTTTCAACTGAGTATCTATATCCAGCATATCACAAAGATTAGATATTATACAGAAATTAGTTGCAACTAAACTCTCACCAATACACTTATCCAACTCTTTTAATATAGACTTATATTCAGACAAATTATTTTTAATTCTATTCCAATTATTCTTTGGATTAATATAAACTTTATCCAATATTGGATTTAATCCTTTTTTTACACTCATTGTGTACCATTTATCATTAAAGTTAAATCTGTTTTGATATCCATTCTTTTCAAATTGACATTGAGTTAAACAAACAAACATATCTGATTGTTGTATCTTTTCAAAGAACGGATTCCATGGCATAAAATTTGGTTGATGTATAGATATTATCATTTATAAGTATACCAGTTACAAAACTCTTCTATTCCATTTTGTATTGATTTAAATTTATAATCAAAATGTTTGGCTATTTTCTCATTTGAAAATACCATTGTTTCATTTACAAACGGACTATCTCCTTTATCACCAAAAATAATCCTTGTTTCCTTTTTCAATTCAGTAAAAAATAAACTAACTAACTGATTTAATGTAATAAACTCACCATTATTTATATTATATGCTTCATTAGTTACAGTACTATTAACAATCTTACAAACAAGATTAGCAACATCTTCAGCAAAAACAAAACTTAATAATGAACTTCCATCCCCATCAACTTGAATTTGCTTTTTATCTAAAATTCTATCAATATAATATGTTTCTCTATCATGTGGATTATCTATACCCAACATATAAGTAGGTCTTAAAATAACCAATGGTAAATTTGTTTTTTTCAAAAACTCTTCTACTTCTTTTTTATCTTTTCCATAATCACCAAAATGTTTATATTTAGATGCTATACTACTCATAAAAATATATTGATTAGTTTTCATATTCTGTATCTTTTTTGCTTGCTCTACATTATACAAACACATATCAATAATAGCATCATAATATTCAAACTTAATTTTATCAGTAATCTCATTTCTATCACCTCTAATAACTTCACAATCTACATAACGATCACCACTTCTATTTAAAACAGTTACCTCATGTCCAGCATAATGTAATTGTTTAACAATAAGTTTACCACAAAATCTATTTCCACCAAAAACTAAAATCTTCATAAATATATCCCACCTTCTACAAAATTATGTGCAATAGGATACTGTCTTTGAGATTCATAACACTTTGAATATCTTGTTACTACCTGGTTAGTTCCACATTGATTACTAACATTTACTTTTGCCATTGATTTAATATACAACTGAATTCTCAAATCCACATTTCTCATATCTAAAACTTTATCTACAAAATTAAATGGTGTTTCTTCAATAGGATTAGCTGTCCAATAAAAATATGGTAATGGATTATCATTTAAAACTTTAGACATTACTTCCTTATCTTTATTATATGATTTTTCATCGTACTTTCCATTCTGAGTTCCGAACCTATCTGATACTAACAAACAACCAAATTCTTTATCATCAACATACTCAGATATTATTTTATCACCTAATTTTTTTTCCTCATCTGACCAATACATTTCTGGTTGACAATCTACCATCTCTTCTTCTGTAAATTGCCAGAAATTTAACATCTGTTTTATTAATGGAATGTCTGTTTTATTTACATCATAAATTCTATAGTGATCATGAAAAACATCATCAATAATATAATCTTTATATGCATCTACATATGGATTATTATCAAATATAACATTTACATTTTTATATGGGTTATTCCAAGTTTCCCAGTAATGTTGATAATTTGCAAATAGACTTTCTAACAATTTAACTGAAGGAACATATACTTTACATTCTGGATACTTTTCTTTAAGTAATCTTGGCATTGCTGATATAACTCCCCAATCACCAATTCCAAAAGCAGTTCTCATAACTGTGAAAATTTGATTTTCCAAATATTCATCTGGAATAAATAAAGAATCAGAACTATCAAATCCCATTTTATCCCTATTATCTACTTTATATAATTTATTATCTAATATTCTCCAAAATACCATCATATAACCTATTTTGCTTCTCTTGTCTTCCTATTGATTTTGGGTGATACAAACTTAATTCTTCATGTGGTGGAAGATGAGAATATGTTTTACATCCTTCAATAATTTCATGTACAGGTTTCACCCATTTTATTTCAGGACTATTTAAAAAAACTCGTGCTTGATAATCGGGATAATTTACCCAACCTTTTTCTGTAACTCTCCATCCCCATTTTTGAATATGTTCTTGAGTTAATCCATCTACAGTATTTACTCTCGGTATCCATACCAAATCAACCTCATTCATTTCCAATATGGTATGTAGTTGCTCCATCAATATTTCATGTGGAATTTCATCTGCATCTAAATGGAATATATAATCACCACTACACATTTTCTTAGTATAATTTTTTAAATCTGAAAAATTACCCTCGAATTCATATGAATGCCAATTAAACTCACCATTAACAGAATGTGAACGAAGATATTCTTCAACTCCTGTAGATCCATTGATGGCATCATAAGTTATTACTATTTCATCTTGTAGTTGTTTATGCTTTAACAGAAACATAACCAATTGTTGTATTTCTGTCTCCTCATTGCAAACAGTAATAGCATAAGATATTTTCATCGAGGATGTATCCTTGGTTGCCTTTTTCCAAATCTACCCTCAACAAATCTTTCTATAGTATGAAATAAATCAGGTGGTAATTTATATACAAGAGTACAAATAACTCTTCTAAGTTGATTAAAATCATAAGTTCTATAATTATTACCCAATCTCATTCTAGCCAATGCTGCTATTCGCTGTGGACCAAAGTCTTGAATTTTTCCACTTGAAATTTGTAAACCATCTACCATTTTAACTGCACCCCGTTTTGTCTTTTTAACAAATAATGGATCTAAAACCAACAACAATCGAGGTTTTTTAGAACCACCTCTTGATCCATACATAAATCTTATAAGATCTCCCTTTTCAATTTCCAACCAATCTATTTGTCTAGCTTCTCTTAAAACCTCTGGAGTAGATGGTTTTTTCTCCAGCTTCTTTTCAGTTTCAGTTTTTTCTTCGTCTAATTTATCCGATTCTTTTTGTTGTTTTGATAATTTTTCTGTTCCCTCATCAATTCCAGGTCTTGTAACTTTTGTTATACCAGTTAAAATATCATCTAAAAATCCTGGTTTTTGTTCAGCCATTTTATATCTCCTCTACAATCCCCATTTCTCGACACGCCCCAATAAATTCGTGTTTACTATAAATAGAAGCGTTTTCAACATCTAACCTATGTTTATGTCCCTGATATTTATCTCTTTCATCTTCTGGTATTTCTACAACTCTAGCATATCTCCAACTCCAATCTTCCTTTGTTCCTTCTGGAAAAATTATTCCTTTATCACCCATATTAATTACTGATGGAATCCATACAACATATTTTTTATAATCTCTAAATGCTAACTCTTTAACTAATTTAGGTGAAGATTCGAGAGCTAATTTAATTTCTTCTTTACCGAAAGCATAATTTGAATTGCTGGTAAAACCACATCTAAAACATAAATAACTATGATAATTATTTTCTTCTACATATTCATCAAAACACATACTATTTGTATAACAAATAGGACACTGAGTTTTAGTTTCCATTAATTAACCTTTTTTAAATTTGGTAATTTTATTTCCTCTAATTTACTATCAGTAGATTTCTTTTTTAATTTAGGTAATGTGGATGCCTGAATTGGCATAGATGCATCTTTCTTTTTTAATTTAGGTAAATTTAACGGAACTTCTGCAGCAAACTCTGGCAAATATTGATTTAATATTTTTTCAAATTTATCTGTCATAGCTTTTAGTGAAAATGTACTCTTATTAACCATTGCAAGTTTCTTAGCATTTAAAGTATATCTTTTATAATTGTTATAAACATCTTCAATAACTCTAGATGCTGCTTGATAATTTACACTAAACCAATGAGAATCACCAACAAAAATTCCTTTAGGAAAAGATGACTTATGAACTTTTGTCATACCACCTGGCAAATGAATAGCCGAAGATGGTTGTAAAAAATCTACATGCCCACTCCAACCAGAAACAAGAATTGGTTTTTCACTTAATGATGCTTCCAATAATGGTCTCCCAAATCCTTCACCATGAGTAAATGAAACATGAGCCTTTACTTTAGGATAATTGTAAAGTTCATTCATTTCATCATCTGTTAAATCCCCATGTAACAAATATACATTTGGTAAATCATCCCCTTCTACATCATTTTTAATTGCTTTAATTTTCTCTTCTATCTCTCTTCTATCAATAATAGAAAATCCAGCACCACTACTTTTTAAAACAAGAGCAGGCTTTTTCTTTTTATTTTTAAATGTTTCTAAAAATGTTTTTACCAACATTCCTGTATCTTTTCTATCATGAGTTAATCCACCCTGTAACCAATGTCCTACAAATAAAAAACAAAAAGACTCATCAATTTTCTTAAATTCTCCAACCAATCTTTCTGAAAATTCTTTTGTCTTTTTATATATTTTAGTATCTGCACCTTCAAATAAAATTTCTACGGGTTTTTCTGATTTTAACGTACCAATAGATTTTTCAGTTTCTTTTTCCTTCTTTTCAAAACTAACTTCTTCTAATATTTGTTTCGTAAATTTAGAAGGAACTATATTCAAATCCATTCTATTCATACCCTCAATCCAGTCTGGTGGACACGCTGTAGTTTCTATACCAGCTGTAATTCCAATATTATATTTAGCAAAATTCTGAAACTCATTAGGAATAACTACATGAATATGTACATCTGGTTGTCGAGTAAATTGTCCATCGGTTTTCAACCTATCTATTATCATTTTATCATTTGGATCTTGTTCATTTAAAGCATTTTGAGGTGTTGTCCCCCACCGTACTGGAATAATTTTTACATCATATTTATCCATTGATATTAAAGATCTACAAATATCTCTTCCATGCGATCCATATCCACTTCTTGTTGCAACTGGTGCTGTAACTACAACCATTGGTTTATTCATAAATTCTCCTATATCTTGAACATTTCGTAAGGTTTTCTTGAAACCCAATTATCAAAAGTATTATCCATATCTTTTATAAAATTCTGACACATTAAATTTGCTGTCATACCACTTTCTTCTCTAAAACAATATGTTCTTCCCACTTCTCCATATTTAGTTCTATTTTCTTTTCCTTCATCATACCAGTCTTTTATAAGTTGAGCAACATCATCAAATCTACATCTATCATCAAAAATGTAAGGTGTTGGTGGTGAACCTACCATTGATCTATTTGAAGGCCAAACTGGTTTTACCCACTTACCCCAAGTTAAATCTTTATTATTTGCCCATTTTCTATCATCATGAAGAGTATGTACCCATTCATAATCTTTATAAGTTAAATATTTTCCTTTATATTTAAATCCACATTGATCTTGCATACCACCTGTAACATTCAAAATAATTGGAGTCCCTGTCATTAAAGATTCTGTTGTTCCTAATCCCCATCCTTCGTTAGATGCAATATTAATTGTAACATCAGCCATATTATAAAGAAAATTTAAATGTTTACTTTCTAATTTTTGTGTTGAAAATATAACATGACAATCAGGAGCTATATCATCAACAACTCTAGGTAAATCTGTACCATTGTCATCAACTGGAGTAGTATGCATTACTAAAGCACATTTATCAGCTTTTTCTTTTGGTAACATATCACAAAACGTTTTAAATGCCAAAACAACATCTCCTGGCATTTTTCTACGAATATTTCTATTATTAAAAAACAAAATAAAATCTAATTCATCTTGATTTGGAATTGTATCTAATAATCCCCGTTTAAATGATTTTAATTCTTTCCATTCTGAATGCAATTCGGTTACGGGATAAAATAAATCTTCATTTGCACCATGAGGTACATAAGTTATATCACCCCAATCATGTGAATAACTTCTAACATTTTTTACAAGGTTATATGTTTGTTTAGATATATTCATTAATAAATCTACAGAATCATAGAAATCTCTATTCCACATTGGATATGGCAAATCATCCCAAATATTATAATAAAAAATAGGAATATTTTGTCTAACTTCATGCTCCATTTGAAATAACCATATCCAAAATCTGGGGTCTGTATAAATCATTATCGCATCTGGTTTTTCTCTATGAATTAATTCTCTGACTATTTCTTGATTTCCATAACCACTTATGGGATAAATCATTAAATGTGCATCTTCTATCCCAGTTTCTTGTTTTACAGCATCTTTCATATCAACAACCTTGCCATCTTCAGGATGTTTAATAGCACCACCCAATTGGACCCAATCGTAATGATCAATCGTACCCATAACTATTTCTCTTGACATTGTACCAACTCCTGACGACATGCGAAGATCATCAGACATTAATAAAATTTTCTTTTTGTTCCTGTTTTTAAGCATATAACCTCTCTAATATTTAATCGTTTAATAACTGCCTTGTATCACTATCCTTATATACCCGCTCTTTTTTAATATGATCTTCTATAACTTTTAATCGTTCATCCATCTTAACCAAAAGATCATAAATTTTATCAAGTATCTTTAATGCTGGTAAACCATTCATTAAAATTGACTCCCACTTTCTTGTAAATTCTTATGTTCATCTATTTGAGACTTAAATTCTTCATCTTTTACATACAAATCCATTGAACGATTTACCAGTTTTTGCAAAGTAAATTCATCCCTTAAACAGATTTCTTTAAATCTTTTATACAGTTCTATTATAATTTTAACTGTAGTTAATTTTGTTAAACTCATATAACTCTCCGTGTATATACATATATATATCACACTAATTAATAATTACAATCCTTTTATTTAACCTTTTAGCATGATTAATAGTATTTTCAGTACCTTTTGATACCATTCCCTTTGGTATGAAAGCAACTACAAAATCACTATATTCAGCTATTTGTCGGTTTCTCTTAAAGTAATTACTTATATAATAAGGTTTATTATAACTATTTGCTCCTAAAACACAATACATATTATGATTATAATGTGATGGTGGAAACTCTGAATACTTCATATCAAATTCTAATGCAAATTTCTTTGCAAATCCATCTGCTCCTTGTGATTGTCCACCACTTACTATTTCTACACCACCTTCTAAATCTTCTTTTAATTTATATATAAATTCTTTTATTCGTTGTTTATTAGTATATTTCCGGCTTCCCACGATGGCCACTATCCTCATAATCATTCCTCTTTTGTTTCCTTTTTGGTGGTTTAGGTGATGTACAAAATTTAGCACACTCATAAAAATTATCCAGTCCCTTCATTACACCCAATATTCCCCATTCGTTTGGATAAGAATATTGAAATCTAACAGGTTTAGACTCTTCTCCCTCTGGAGTAATATTATACCAAACTTCATCATTTATTTTTATTACATTGCTACTTCTAATAAAAGTTTTATAATTTAAAGTAGATTCCCATTTTTTTAAAAATGATTTAAGTTGTTTTGGGGATACTTCTTCATTAACGTACCATAACCATAAAACAAATGGTCGTTGTATATCTAAATGAATTTCACTAATTTTTGAAACAACCATTTCTTCAAATTCTCCTATAAATTCACTCAATTTTAATCTTACGCTTAATTTACTCCCACCAAGTCCCATTACCTTCTCCTATCACATAAATCTGGTTTATTTTTGAATTCACAAAACCTACAATTTTTATCAGATGGTTCTTTTCTATAAATATGACTTAAATTATATTCCCCATTTTTTGTAAAACATTCCTGAATAAACTCCTTCAATTTTAAATTAACTTTATTAATACTTGGTGTACCATTTGCAGGAACAAAAGTTTGTATTCTACGTTGTGGAAAATCTACCTTTTCATAAAGCTTTCTTTTTAATATAAAATATTCTATATCAATTCTATCTAATGGTATATCAAATTGTTTAGAATAAAACTGTTTATACATAAGTAATTGATTAGATTTATTCTTATCTGCTTTCATATACTTATTCCAACCCATAGTAGAAGTTTTAATATCTATAATCTTTATTCTATCTCTAACAGTATCTTTTATGACTACATCTATATATCCAATAAATTTTATATTGTTATACATATTGAAATCTAAAGGAATCTCTACACCTAAGAGTTCATACCCCCGTTTACTGAAATACATACCTCTATTTTTCTTAAACCAATCTAGCATATGTACACCATGTCCATAAAATTCATTCATATCTTCTTTTGTACAAAATTCTAAACCACCATTGTTTTCAACTATTCCCAAAAAATTACTTTTCATTCTATGAGCTAACAATTCATTTAAATCTATCTCATTTGCAGTTTTAATAGACTCTGTATACATAACAGTAAGATATCTCTGCAATACCTCATGCATTGATGTACCAAATAATGTATGAATATTATCAGTAAATTGTCTATGCTTATCAATGTAATTTAATTTCCACTTATGTGGACAAACTGCCCATTGATTAAATTGACTATAACTTATGCGATTCATCTGATCCAATCTGGTTCAATAATTTCATCTACTAATCCAAACTCTAAACATTGTTTTGCATTTAAATAAAAATCTGTTTTTGTATTTTCAGCCCAATACTCTCTGGATTTAGCAGATGCTTCTGATAATATTTTATTAATAGTTTCATGTAATTCTTTTAAATGATCCGAAGATTTGAGAATATCAGAAATCTTACCTTCTTCAAAAATAGAACCTTCGTGAATCATAACTGTAGAATTTTTAGAAATCCTTCTCTTTCCTGTACCACATGCTAAAATAATAGCAGCAGCTGACATTGCTGCTCCATAACAATGTGTATTTACCTCAACTTTACAATTTTGTATATAATCTATAATACCCAACATAGAATATACATCACCACCATAAGAAGTTATTAATAAATTTATTGGTTTATCTGGATTAACATTTTTTAAAAAATTGATTCTAGTAACCACAAACCATACAGTATTAACATCTAAGGAATCTGATAGATAAATGATATTATTTTTAGCATCTACTCCATAATCTAATTCAAATTTACCTCTTTGATATAATAAACTTTCATTCTGTAACTTTAGTTTTGTCTGTTCCATGCTTTCTCCTTAATCTCTTATCTAAATAATATACATATTTATGTTTTGGTTCTCTATCTACAAAAAATACATTTGGGTCTTTAGCTTCCCATCTTCTTCTAATTTCAATACTATAAGGTTTAACAGGTTGACTTAAAGATCGAGAATGGTATTCTTTTCCATCCACCATTAGTATTCTAGACTTACCAGTAGTTCCCAAATATTCAAAATTTGTTGCTTTATAAATCACTCCACTATGTCCATAATGTTGATCGGCAAACGAAACAACAACTTGATAATTAGTATTTTGTTTTAACCACTTAAATGTTTTTGATATGAAATAACTTTCTGTATTTGTTGGTGTATCATCTACACAACACAATCTTCTTAACTCAACACACCTTGAGGGATCATCTGGGTTATATCTCTTTGCCGTATTTGGCATCGAAGGAATTGCATACATAGCAGCTCCTATCATAACTGGCAACCCAAAGTTTCCTTCTCTATATAATCCAAAACATTCTTTTTGTTGTATACCATTTGTACTATGTGAATAATGATTTTTTCTTATAAATGGATCAATAAACCTACGAGGGACTTCTTCAACTGTGAAGTCTGTAACTTTCATCGCAAATTAAGTTTCTTAATTTCCTTTGGATCCACACCATAACTTTCAATTATAGTTAATATATCTTGTTTACCTTGTTCTGATAAATAATACATATCTAAAGCAGATACTGCTTCAACATTACTTATTTCAAAGTGTTTTGCAACAAGATCTATTACCCATTGTTCATGATTCATATTCTTCTTTCCTTTAACATATTTTAAAAATTGATTTCTTCTTGGTAAAATATCTCTATAAACTCGATATAATTCTTTTGGACTTAATGGATATTTTTGAATTTCATTAATTATTTCTATCCAATCACTCTTCATAGATAAAAACCGATTAGTCATATAATTAGACCAACTCTTTATTTCATAATCTGAATAATCCTCAAGCCGCTCCTTCTGGCTCGTCAGTAGATCCTTTGTCCACTCCCACGGGGCTTTCTTCTTTTGTTTCTGTCTTTTTCTTTTTGTAATCTGTTTCATAAAACCCTTTACCTTTAAATATTACTGCTGATTTTGAAATTCTCTTCTTCATTTCAGTATTACAAAAATAACCTTTAGATTCTTTACGACATATTAATGGTGAAGCTTTTAAAGATTGTAATACTTCTTCTTCATTTCCACAAACTGAACAATAATACTCATAAATCGGCACGGAATATTGAATCCTCTTTTGGTTTATCTTCCAAATCTAAACCTGTACCTTCCAAAAACATCTTTGGAACTTTACCACAATTTCCACAACTATACACTTGAACAGGAATAAGTGCTTCTTGGCCAGAAGGTGATATAATTGGTGAAAGTCTTTTAATCACATGCGCTGTAATAAAGAGATAATTACCACAATCATCACACTTTATAGTATCTGCCTTTTTTAAATCAACTTGAACTTCTGCTCTGGGTAGTGGTTTCATGGGTTTTGTTGTCATTTTATAACTCCTTAAATAATCTCATCTATTAAACCATATTTTTTACAATTTTCAGCATCCCACAATAAATCATGTTTTAATATTTCATCTATTTTTCTCATTGGAACTTTTGTATATTCCTTATACACATTCTTAATAGTAGTCATCATTAAATCAAGATTCTGTTTCTCATCTTCAAACTCAGAATACTTTCCCCAAAAGTTTGTTGATAATTGATGAATTAACATATAAGAATGTCTACTCATAAATCTATAACTTCCAACTACTGACATAAATGTAGCGGCACTTGCACAAAATCCATCTACATAAGTATGAACTGGAACTTTACATCTCAGTATTGTATCCATTGATGAAATACCTGCAGTAATTGAACCACCACCTGAATTTATAAGTATTTTTAAGGTCGGTGGATCCATATCTAAATTATATCCAAGTGTCAAACTTTTAGATTCTATCTCACCTATCTTTTTATTTAATTCTGCTGCACTTTCTCTATTCACACCAGCATAATAATAAATCTTGTTTTCATGAACTGCTATATGTTTTTCTGGTTTAGTATTATTTGGTTGTGCACCTTTTTTAACAGATGGTTTCTTTTCACCCCAATGTTTTTCATTCATTATTTTACTACTCCTAATAATTCAATTAACATAGCCATAGCATTGATCTCCTTATCAACTACCTGACTATCACTTAACTCATACTTAGCAATTACTAAAATACATTCAGCAACATGACCTTTTCCATAACTATCTACTTCATCATACAATAATTTAAACAAATCAGCGAAATCTGTAATTTGAGAATCGGCCACTAATTGTCTTATATTTTTAAAAGCACTTTTCTTATCTTGTGTTTTTAGTATTTCTAATAACTTTAATTTATAATCATTTTGAATAACACTCCCCTTATCCAATATTAACTTACCCTTTATAACATTTCGTTGAGCTGAATTTATAACCCTGCGAATATCTGGATAACCACCATTAACTAATAATCCAATATCTGACACTTCATATAAAACATTTTCATTATCTAATATACCTGATAAATGTATTGCTACTTCCTTTTTTGAAGGTGGTATAATTTGAAATGATTGACATCTACTTTGTATTGGATCAATTATGCGCTCGACATAGTTACAAGTTAAAATAAACCTACAATGTTTACTGAAGGTTTCCATTAAATTCCGTAATGCCGCTTGTGCATTAGGAGTTATATAATCACATTCATCGAGCGCAATTATTTTATAATCTTTAAATCCTACAGAAGATGCAAAATTCTTTATTTTTGTTCTGACAGTATCTACATTATTTTCATCACTCGCATTAATATATAAATAATCACAATCTATATTATTCATCAATATTTTTGCGAGAGTGGTCTTACCTGTACCAGCCTTTCCATGCAATAAAAGATGCGGTAAGTCTCCACTCTCTAGATACACCTTGACCTTACCTTTAAGATGATCATTCCCAATGTAAGTGTCAAGTGATGAGGGCCGATACTTTTCTACCCATAAAGTATTACTTGTCATAAAATCCTTTTTCTTTTACTTTGTGTTTTGTAACCTCAGCTTTATTGAAAGCCCCTTTTGGATAAGGTAACTGAGGATGTTTCAAGTTATTAATAAATAGTCTATTGTCTTTCTTACTACCAAGAAAATATAAATATCTATGTTTTTCTGCTTCCTTCTTTAACCAAAATGTATGTCCAATCTGACGTTTCAAATGTTCAGCATTACTACTACCATACATAGAATAAACAGTTCTACTGTGTATCCACTCACCATTTTCTTCTATTTTCAAACTAAACGTAGGCGCCATTTGAATAGCACCACATCCTTGATACAACCAATTAGTAGCTTGATAAATACCACCTGCATGATTTTGTTCTGGATCTGCATAAGATACCAATACCTTTACATCAGAAGCATTTTCCTTTAACCATTTAAATGATTGTGAAATAACATAAGATTCTATATTTTTTCCATAACCATCATAAATAACAAGCCTTGTTAATTCTAAAATATTTTTAGTAGTGAGTTCTAAATCTTCTTTAAAAATAGAACCAAGAACTCTTCTACCAATAGGAAAACCATATGCTATTGCACCAATTAATTTTTCTTCTTTCTCATCAAAAAATTTATGTTCTTCATCACTTTGATAAAAAATCCCTATAGGATATCTGCATGAAGATAATCTACCACTATAATGATTTTTTTCAATGAAACTTCTAGCTAATGGTTTGGGAATAAGTCTTAAAGACACTTTTGAAGTATCAACATAAGATTCTTCCATTAATCAACTGATTGTAATGCTACTAAATAATAAGTTGCGTTATAATTGTCAATTTTAAAATTAATTCTAGCCAAACCATCTCCACTAACTTCGAGAACTGCACTTTCACATTCTTTATTAGCAGAAAGAACATCTCTAAAAAGATTAGCATTAAAAGAAACTTTATTAATTTCTTCATATGTATCAGTTTCTACAGGAATTGTAACACGATTAGTATTAATTGATGAATATCCTATAACAACTTTTACACCATCACTATTTGTAATGACTGTAAAACTATCTGTATCTGCAAGAGCTGATTTACCAGAAATAAACTTCTGAATAAACTTACTATCTACTTTTACCTTAACATGAAACTCAGGAATCTTTTTAAGTTTCGGTGGTTGATTTATAACAGATAAATCTGACAACATGTAGTTTACACTCGCCACCCCATCAGTTACTTCTAATGAAATAGCTTTATTACCTGCTTTAGTTAACTTCATTTCAACATCATCTGAAAGTACATCCAAAAGTTTAATCAACTGTTCTGTATTATAAACTCCAAGTTCAACATCTTCAAAATTCCAACTATTCATAGATAATTCACCAAGTAAAGATTTATCACCTGTGATAAACCTAGTACTCAATGTATCTCCCTTACTAGTAAGAACTACAGAAGCAACGTTTCCACTTAAATAGTACTTATCAATGAAACGACTTACTTTATTTTTATTCATAACTATTCTCCATTTATTATAACCATATATACATATATATAGTTTTGTTTATTCAAAATCAAAAAAATCTTTCAATACTTTCACCCTTATCAACATGCTGCCCCCACTCCATTGTATCATAAAACATTTTTATTTTCTTCTTTAAAATAGAATTATAAATTTTATCAAAATTCACATATTCCATTATAAAATTTAATATTTCTGGTGGGTCTTCATATCCTTTATAAGCAATAGTATCTAATCCAAAATTGTTATTTTTAAGATATACCCATTTAATTTTTTCACCATTTGATATAAAATTATACTTATTGCCCAATTTAAAATATCTAACTAAATCATTATATGATATTGCTGCTTTAACATGAACTGGAGCACCCTTTTTAAAAGTTGTAAAAATAGAACTGGAATCAAAAGACGCATTTTTATCAGTATATTTAATTATACCTTTAACTCCAGTAGGTATTGCAATAGTATCTAATTTCATTTTTTTCATACCATTTTTAAAATCTGAAATCCTATCATCTATTTTATCTTTTGGTACATCAGTTAATATATCTTCTAACACATCAGCTAAAAATTTTCTAAGTGCAGTAGGAAAATTTGAACGAACTGTATCTATTCCCTTAACTAATATTTTATTAACCTTAACACCATTATCACTAATGATTTTCATTCCATATCTTTTTTTAACAATAAACAATCCAGATTTAGCAATAATCTCCTGCTTAATTTCAAATCTATGGTTGTCTTGTAAATTACACATTCTCTTAGAAAAATAATCATAAGACTTATTTATAAAACTTTGAATTTCTGATGCAATTTCTGTAATTCTCTGTGCCATCATTACATCACTTAATTTTTTATCAGGAAATCTTTTCTCAATCAATGGAACTGCAGAATAAAATACAGAATCAGTATCTATATAAATACAATAATCTTTATCACCCGTTTGTAACTCTTTATTATAATAAAAATTTGCCATCTTCTTTGTAAATTTAATTAATGTCTGACCAGTTAATGTTGTTGCTTCAGCATTATCTAAATCATAAAATCTAAATACTGGCAATCCCAATACACCATATAAACTATTCAAAATAATCTTTTGAATATGTTGTCTTCGTTGAAAATATTGATATTTATCTTCTTCTCCCGCATCACCAAATTTTTTCATTAATTTTCTATATTCTAATCTTTTATCAAACCAACTTTCTAACAAAGCTGGAATTAATCCCTTTCGATCTAATTTATATAACACACCATTTGTAGAAATAGAAACTTTATTATTATCCAAATATTCTTTCAATTCTTTTTCTGTTAATTTTCCAATTTCTTTTTTATCTTTTATAATAGTATATGTCTTATTATCCCCCCTTAAATATTCTTCTGCATCCCATCCTTCTACTCTTCCAATTTTAGTTTCTGGAGATATATTTAACGACATAATACAAGATGGATACATTGAAGTAATATCTAAATCATAAACCCAATCATGCTTTCCTCTTTGGGGATCCTGAACATAAGCACCAGCAAATTTATCTTCCATACCCATTAAATTCTTACCTTTAGGATCTTTATTTGGTGCAACAATACCCAACTTTCTAAGATAAACTAAAATAGCTCCTTCTAAATAACGAGAAGACATATAAACATCTTCATAAGGAACATGACCAACATGACATACAGCCCTTGCAATATTTATAAAATCCAATTTATCATCTAAACCCTTAACAAGTCTAACATCATGAATATTATATTCAACAAACTTTTTTAAATCACTTTCATATAAATCATTGAGTGTACCTTCATATTCTATTTTTCTTTCACCAAGTTCTTCTTCTGCTATAGAATCTAATCTATAAGAAGTTTTTGAAGAAAAAACAAAGTTTTTATATAAATTTAAATAATCAAGTACAGAAACACCTGCTATTTTATATTTAGAATAGTATTTATTCCAATGTACTTGTTGAATTGGTGATAAACAATTAGCAATATCTTCACCCAAAACCAATGTTATTCTATTATAAAGATATGGCATATCAAATTTATCTACATTCCACCCACTTATAATTGTTGGTGCAATTTCTAAATATGATGCCATAAATCTATTAAGTAATTCTCCCTCACTTGAAAATGATTCAACTATTACACCATCTTCAAAATCATCATCTAATTTAGAATATTCATCAAGAACAAAACACTTATATTGGTCCATAATAGAATCATATAAAGCAATAGATGTAATTTTATTTTCCGCTTTTGAAGGTAACGGAAACCCTTTAGTAACTTCAACTTCTATATCTATGTACATAACTTTATGACCTACAGATAATTCTTCAGAATCAGTATAAACATCTACTAATGTTC